CCATGCTGGCGCACGCCTACACGCAGCTGGGCATGGAGGTGCCGTGGAAGTATTACAACTCCCGCTGCTTCCGTACCTACAAGAAGCTGCCGGGTGCCAAGCAGATCAACGTTCCGTTCGCCGGGGTTAAGCACAACGCGCTGTTCGATGCGGTCCACCAAGCCAAGATGGCGCAAGCCATCCAGAAGGCACTGTTCAGCAACAACCACGCGTTCAAGGTGAAGGCATGAAGGGCGAGATAGGGAGCGTCGATGGTGTCAGGATTCATGAAACCTCTGTGCCCTTCGTCCCACGCAACATCCCGGCGTCTGCGCCCACCAACCGCAAGAACCGCCGTGCCCTGGTGAAAGCCCTGGGCAACCGGCAATTCAAGAAACTTTACAGAAAGGCTCAAGCATGAGCGACGAAGACAAACTGTTCGCGCTGATTCTGGCCCTGCTGGCCGGTGGCGCAAGCGCATTCGGCAACTGTGTTGAGGATGCCAAACACATCCTTGCCCAACTCCAACCATCGGAACCCAAATGACCCAAACCATCGACCAAACCCTCGCCGAACGCGGCTCCCGCTACGGTGAATTCGACGACCACGCCAACCTCACGCAGGGCATCAAAGACGTCATGAAGCTGGGCCGTAACTGGTACCTGATGACCGACGACATGAAGGAAGCCCTGGAGATGGTGGCCCACAAGATCGGCCGCATCCTCAACGGCGACCCCGGCTACATCGACTCGTGGACCGACATCATCGGCTACACGCGCCTGGTGGAGAAGCGGCTCATCGCTGAGCAGGCTGAGCCGACGCTCGACAACATACAGGAAGCAAAGAACCGCGCAGCACGCGCAGCACTTGACGCTGCCGGCGTGTGGGGCTTCGATGAGGAAACGATCGAAGGTTGTGACTTCCCGGGCTGCCCCGTGTGTTCCCCCGAAGACAACCGGGTCAGCCTGGGCGAGAAGCTGGCTGGTGTCAAGCCGAAGGCAATGCCCGTGCCAGTGGGGCCAAGCGTCGCTGCGGCGCTGCAGACCCTGATCGACGCAGGCGTCATCACCCTCGTCGAAGAAGATGGCGACGCCTGAGTCCTGGAAACGCTACCCATTTGACATGCGCTTCCGCGTATCGTCATTGGGCAGGGTAAGGTTTGAAGACAAGCCGCCTAAGGTAATCAAACCACGTGTGAGCGGGTACTATTATGTGTGCGCGTACGCCGGCCGTAAGGTCCAGTACGCCGTGCACGAGATGGTACTTACTTCGTTTAAAGGACTGTGCCCGCCGCTACATACTGCCAGCCACCTCGACGGCGACCCTGACAACAATGCAGTTGATAACTTAGCGTGGGAGACGCATAGCGAAAACTGCTTACGCAAGAAACAGCACGGCTCGCATCAGGGCGGCGAAGCCAACGGGTCTGCTAAGTTGACCGCCGCGCAAGTCGCTGAGATCAGAGCCTCGCCGCTCGGGTCCAGGAAGTTAGCTCCGCTTTATGGCGTAGCCGACGCGCATATCAGAAAGATTCGCAGAGGAGACGCTTGGTGAGCAGACAACCTGAAAACACTTTCATTGCTTCTGTTCATAAACACCTCCCTCGGGAGCTTTATCGAATCAAGAATAACAACGTCTACAACTCAGGCCAGCCGGATTGCTGGTACAGCGGCCCAGCGGGCGACTTGTGGATCGAGTACAAGTTCAACGTGCTTCCCAAGCGCGCTGACACCCTGGTGGTGCCCGGCCTGTCCGAGCTTCAGAAGAACTGGATTACATCCAGGCACGCTGAGGGTCGTAAGGTTGGCGTCATCATCGGGTGCAAAGAAGGCGGCGTCTGGTTCCCCGGCACAAGCTGGGCGAGCCCGATAGTCGCAGAAAGATTTCGAAAGATGATGGTTTCCCGTAATACACTCGCAGAAATCATCACAGAGATGACAAAGGGGTAGGGCGAAGCGGTTGGCCGGTTTCAAAGACGCCGTGGCGACCAGAGAACTCTGCCCCGAGCGCCGCAGGACCTATGCGGTCTACACCAACACGGGATTAAAACGAGCGTGAAAAGACAAGCCGGAACCGCATTACTTAACTTATAGGACATCAACTTCATCGAGCACTATCATGCGTAACAACGAGACAGGACTATTCCCCGCACTGGAGGCCGCTTTAAAAGCGGCCTCTGAGCCTATGGATGCTCAGGCATTCTTCGACATGCCGCAAATCCGCGAGCACGCCGCGTCTGCCAACAGGGTCTCAGACTATCTGGGAAACCTCTGGCGAAAAGGACAAGTCGTGCGCCTCCCCGCCCCGAAGGAAGGCAGCAGCCGGTCTCGTTGGCTCTACGAATGGAAAGGCTCGAAGGGGCCCAAGCTCTACACCCATGCGTTGGAATACACGCCGAGGGTGCTTGCTGACCGTCCGTCCGTACTCATCACTGAGGAGGGGAACGTCATCACGATGGAGTTCCCCAACCTCATCATCTCGATCCGGCAGAAGCCCGGCAACTAAACCACCAGGCCCTTCGGGGCCTTTTCACGCCCTCGTAATCTAATGTCTAACAACGATCTAATGACAGCCGAAGAGAACACGCTCGCCGCCGCGCAGGGGTGGGCTCTGGAGCACGTCTACGACCTGGAGACCAGCAAGTGGCGGGTGATGGTGCTGGGTATGCCCAGCGCCGAGGCCACCGGCCAGGCTGTTGTGAACCGCGCCCGTATGGGCGACACGCTGGCTCAGAAAGCTCTGAGTCTGATTATGAAATCTAACCAAAGGACATGAGATGACCCTAATCGACTGCGTTCGCCGCGCTATGGCCGAAGACGATGCTGACGACAGCCTGCTGCTGGTCAACCTATATGAGACCGCAGACATCAAAGGCAAAGAGCTGATTGACGACGTCTTCATCTGCCTTTGTGGATGGAGCATGAAAAATCTACTGGTGAAGATCAAATGAGCGCTTTCAAACCAACCCTCGCAGTGGCCGCAGACTTCTCCAAGATCCGCTATCCGGTGTACGCCAGCCCCAAGCTCGACGGCATCCGCTGCAGCATCGTGGACGGCAAGGCACTGAGCCGCACGCTCAAGCCGATCCCGAACAAGCACATTTACAGTCAGCTGAGCCACGCCAGGCTGAACGGCCTGGACGGCGAACTGATTGTGGGCGAGCCCACCAGCCCGACGTGCTACAACGAGTCGGTCTCGAACGTCATGGCCTACGACAAGACCCCGGCCTATACCTTCTATGTGTTCGACCACCATGCCTGCGGAGGCACCTTCGAGGCGCGCCGCGACATCATGCTCGACACGCTGGGTGCTGGCGTCTGGAGCGACTTCCACCAGATCACGCTGCTGGCGCAGAACCTGATGCACAACGAAGACGAGATGCTCGAGTACGAGGCCTCGTCTGTGGCCGAGGGTTACGAGGGCATCATCCTGCGCAGCCCCAACGCTCCGTACAAGTTCGGTCGCTCCACCGTCAACGAAGGCTACCTGCTCAAGGTCAAGCGATTCGAGGACAGTGAGGCTGAGATCATCGGCTTCGAGGAAGAGATGTTCAACGGTAACGAGGCACAAACAAATGAACTGGGCAGAACTAAACGCAGCACAGCACAGGCGGGTCTTGTGGGCAAAGACACACTGGGTGCGTTTCTCGTCAGAGACATCCACACCGGAGTCGAGTTCTCAATTGGAACTGGACTTACGGCCCTGCAGCGCGGCACCTTCTGGGCCCGACAAGACGAGTACCTCGGCAAGCTCGCCAAGTACAAGTTCTTCCCTGTCGGCGTGAAAGACAAGCCGCGTCACCCTGTGTTTCTGGGTCTGCGGGATCGGAGAGACCTGTGAACCATACGCTCTATGGCCGGTATCAGCTCATCGACATGGCGGAGAGCAGCAACCACCAAATGAACGCATACAGCTTTTCCATGGCAGAAGATGCTGTTCGGCACTTGCTGCCAGCGTGTTACCCGGGCTTGCTCGCCTTTGCACTTGCACCTCGTTTGAACACCCTCATAGACCAGGACATTCAGGCGCTGCATACCGCGGTCGAAGCCGACCTGCTGCGACGAACAACATTAAGACTTACATCATGAATAAAATCAAAGTTCTCAACCACGGCCTTGTCAGGCTGGTCGACCACATGGGATCTGACCTCTCCATCGTGCGCTCTGCAAGGGTCTCGTATGACGCCGAGTGGCGTGCTGGTGCTGATGAGGGCAAAGACGCCAAGCTCATCGACTACCTGGTCAAGAACCACCATACTTCTCCCCTTGAGTGCGTGCAGTTCACCTTCGAGGTGAAGGCGCCGATCTTCGTGCTCCGCCAGTGGCACCGGCACCGGACGTGGAGCTTCAACGAGGTGTCCGCCCGGTACTCTGAGCTGCCGGAGGAGTTTTATATCCCAGAGGTCAGCCAGATCACCACGCAGTCGGCCAACAACAAGCAGATGCGGACTGACAAGGAGCACCCACTGTCTGTGCACATTCAGCAGGCGATTCTGTCGGCTGGCGAAGGTGCCTTTGCGACCTACCATGCACTGCTTGCCGAGGGCTGCCCCCGTGAGCTGGCCCGTGGTGTGCTGCCGGTCAACACGTACAGCCACATGTTCGCCACGGTGGACCTGCACAACCTGGCCAACTTCTTGCGCCTGCGGCTGCACGAGCATGCCCAGTATGAGATCCGTGTTTACGCCCAGGCCATGCTGGAGCTGATCGAGCCGATCGTGCCGGTGGCAGTGGCTGCGCTCAAAAAGCACGTGCTATGAACATCAACCTGAACACCGATGTTCCGAAGCTCGAAGCCAAAGGTGACTTCCTTGGCATCGTCAAGCTGTTTCAGACGGTGCGCAGCCAGGTCCCGCTGAACGAGACCGCTGACCACAAGGCCATCACCATGAACATTGCCATGGCCTACCAGAAGGCTGGCGCGTACAAGATGGCCGAGCTCAGCTACCAGGAGGTGCTGGAGTTCGGCGACGATCCCATGGCCCGCTACATGCTGTCCATCGTGCAGCTGCACAACGGCAAGGTCGTCGAGGGGTTCAGCAACTACGGCTACCGTTGGGCTTCCCCGGAGATGCAGCCATACTATGTCGCGCTGCGCACCCAGAACGTACCGTACCTGGAGCACTGGGGCGACATATCAGGCAAGCGCCTGTTTGTCACTGGCGAGCAGGGGCTGGGCGATGAGCTCATGTTCAGTCGAGCGGTCGTGCAGGCCAGCAAGACGGCGCAGAGCATTGTCAAGCTATCCCCCGAGCTGCTCGTGTCGTTCTTCATCGGCAACGCTGGTTCGGTCAACTTCTCGCAGAAGAAACTCAGCGAGATGCCACCTGGCTTCATCGCCGACCAGTACGACATCATCGTGACAGTGGGCGACCTGTTCGGGCTTTACGTCCGGGAGTTCAACGCCCTGCCCCCGGTGCCAACCTACGTGGCGCACGACCCCGTGTACACGCCTGGCAAGAAGCCCAAGGTCGGCTTTGTCTACAGCCCCGGCAACATGGGCGACTCTCACAAAGAGCGAACGATCAACCCGAAGATGTTCAAGCCCTACCTGGGGGACTACAGCTTCTACAGCTTCCAGATCGGCGCTCCATGTGAGCTAGGCGAAGACATGAGTCGGCACATTGTGAACTTCGACGACACGGCGGACCTGCTGGACGGCATGGATTGCGCCGTCACATGTGACACAGCATTTGCACACCTGGCGCTGAACATGGGCAAGCCCACGCTGCTGGTGTACGACAAGTACCTGGACTGGCGCTTCAAGATCGGGCTGTACCCCAAGGTGCAGCTACTCTCCACAACAGACAGGGACTTCCCCAAGAAATTCCGCAACTTTGTCGAGGCCGCATGACCCACAAGCTCACCGCTGACGGCGCAGCCGTCGTCACGCCCAACATCAAGTGGCTGCCGATCACACCCAACACGCCCATGGGCGCCCGGATGCTGCTGATCGAGAAAGCCCAGGGCGTGGCCTATATCCGTGCCCGCATGAAGGACGACAACTTTACCCACTGGCACCCGCTACCTACCTTTAAGGACCCTGAATGAGCCTCGAAACCATTGAGCTGTGGCACCAACGCGCCCGCCCTGAACCCACTGCCGAAGACCTGAACGTGCAGCTGGGTTGCCACCTTGAGGAGATCGTCGAGATGTTCGATGCCCTCAAGTTCAAGCACTTCGACTGGTCTGCCATGCAGCACAGCCTGAAGCTGCTGGCTGACGCGCTCAAGAACGGCTCGGAGAAAGTAACGATCCTCGACCGACGAGAGCTGCTCGACGCCCTGGCTGACCAGATCGTGACTGCTGTGGGCGTGGGCCACTGCGCCGACATGAACGTGCCCGCAGCCGCGGGACGTGTGGATTTCTCGAACTGGAGCAAGTACGACACCCGCGGTCAGCCCCTGTTCAAGCCCAACGGCAAGATCGACAAGGGGCCGGACTACAAGCCCCCAGTGTTGGACGGGCTGTTCTAAAGCATGAACCCTGAGCCGCTGCGCATCCTCAATCTTGTGG